CAGCAAAGCCCGCAGCAAAGCCCGCAGCAAAGCCCGCAGCTAATCTCACTTGCGTCATCAAGCGCCGCCAATACGAAACCAAGGGCCGTCCGTTCTCGAACATGCCGATTGCCCGGCGCATTCTATGGGTCGTATCCGACGAATTTAACGTGACCATTACCGACATTTGCGGACCGTCTCGCAAAGATCACATCATCACTCCGCGCTTCGTCGCAGCAAATCTGTTTCTCGAAATGACGGACTTTTCCCTCCACACCATCGGACGCTATCTTAACCGAGATCATACCTGCGTCATCAACGCGCGAACGCGAATGAAGCCACTACTTACGGAGGAGGCCTTCCGCAATCGGTTTGACCAGATGAAGGAAGAGATTGGGTCGTGAGAGAGCATCCATCCGAGCACAAAATCCAGTGCGATCTGGTCAGTGAATTAAAGGTCAGCATCCGACCTGAGGTTGTGTTCTGCTCCATCCCGAATGGTGGGCTACGCAACTGGGTCGTTGCCAAGCAAATGAAGGCCGAAGGCTTGCGACCTGGCATGCCTGATTTGCTCTTTGCCGATGAAAACGGCGTCGCATGGCTCGAACTCAAAAACAATGTTGGCCGTCTTTCTGAAGAGCAAATCGGAATGCGGACCAAACTGGAATCGCTGGGTCATCGCTGGGCCATGGCTCGCTCGGTCGAAGAAGGAATGGCGCAGGTCGGCGCATGGGGGATGTTGGAATGAGCGGGGTGGACGCCATGAGCGGGATAGACGCAGCCAACGCATTCGAAGCTGCCGCCGAAGCGCAGATGTTCGAGGCGCAGGAGCTTTTCCGCAATTATGAACGGGCCAAGCGACTCCAGCTCCGCGCGCTTCGTGAAGGACAATGGGGCGCTGAGGTGAAAGCGCTGGAGCAATTGCTGGACACAATCACGCTGGAAGGCGGGCCGGCGCTCATAACCTACATTGCGAAGTGCGCTTGGGTGCAGGCCGCCGACGCAAATGTTCGGCGCGAGGTGCTTGGTCTGATCGCAACCCACATTGCCCGATTGCGTGTTCGCTCGGGTCTGCCGCCGTTCAATGACTCGCTGCCGCATAGCGACGAGCCGCCGACCGTTTACGAAACCGTGCGGCACGAGCTTACGGGGGTTGGGACATGGGCATAATCTCAACCACGCTCGACCAATACGCGGCCACACAGAACAAGATATGGGCGTCTGATCGGAGCCAAACTGTTGGCGCGTCAGACGTTGGTCAGTGCGCACGAAAAACATTCTGGACAAAGAACGAAGGCGACCCTGTTCACGGAGCACCGCGCGATCCTGACTATGTAGACAGTTGGGGCGGTCGCATGCGTGGGACAGTATTCGAGGAATCTTTCTGGGTGCCCGCAATGCGCGCTCGTTTTGGCCCGCGGCTGATGTTTGCGGGAACCGAACAGAAAACCTTCGTATCAGGCTTCATATCTGCAACGCCTGATGGGCTGCTCGGTGGATGTGAACCGGACAGCATTGCGCCGGGGAGCGGCACGGAAGTGACGGTCGAGTGCAAGACCGCTGATCCGCGAACAAACTTGAGCGAGGCCAAGGCCGAGAACGTCTATCAGACGCATATTCAGATGGGTCTAATCCGTGAACTGACCCTGTACCAACCGACGCATTCGATCCTCTCCTACACCGATGCAAGTTTCTGGTCAGAGGTGAAGGAATTTGTGATCGAATTTAATCCAAAAATATACGCTAGTGGCAAGGCACGTGCCGCCGAGATCATGACTGCAACAAACGCCGCCGAACTAAAGCCGGAAGGTTGGATCGCTGGGGGGGGTGAGTGTGAATATTGCCCATTCACTGGCGCATGTGGCGTTGAACGCCGATCAGTTCCGGCGGAAGGCGGCGTTGCCGGTCCGCAATTCATAGCGGAGGCGACGGACCTGGCGCTTGCCATCAAGCGCCTCAAAGTCTCGATCAAATCCGATGAAACAGCGTCGCGCGATTTGCAAGAAGATTTGAAAAACCGGCTGCGCGCCAGAGGCATTCGCAAGATTCCAAAAGTGTTGTCCTGGGCGTCGGTCAAAGGCAGCCCGTCTTACGACAACAAAGCATTGCGCGAGGCGGCACAGGCGGCGGGCATCGACATAGAACAGTTTTCAACCATTGGCGAACCTATGGATCGCCTCACCATCTTGCTCAAAGAGCAAGACCTATCATCGGCATCCGCTGATGATGGCCAGCAAGCAGCATAAGGAAAGTGGACATGAACGAAGTAGCAGAAATCAGCAGGCAGGGGACAGCCGTTACCGTACCCGGCGGCAATGCGTTTGAGGATTACGGCAATGCCGCATCGCAAAAGAGCATCGTCGGAGACATCCTGAAGTTCACCAAGTTTGGTGAGTGGGTATCGGGCAACGAGACCGAACTGGAGAAGGGCACAAAGCTCATCGCCAATATGGATGAACTTCTCATTGGCTGGGTTCGCTGGGAAGACAGCAAACCGACTGAACAGATCATGGGCAAGGTTGCCGATGGTCACAAGCCGGCGCGTCGCAGTGAAATGGGCGACAATGACGAAAGCCTTTGGGAAATCGACAATGGCAAGCCCAAGGATCCATGGCAGCTCACTAACTATCTGGTGTTGAAGGAAGAGAGCGGCGACCAGCTTTACACTTACGCCACATCGTCCAAGTCGGGCATCAGCGCCGTGGGCGAGCTTTGCAAGTTGTACGGCAAACAGATGCGTCAGCGTCCGGATGAATACCCAATCGTTGAACTGCAAGCCTCTAATTATGTCCACGACAAATACGGCAAGATATTCACGCCGGTCTTGTCCGTGTTTGGTTGGGCCGGAAAATCTTCGTTCGCGGACATCGCCGCCGAAGAAGAAACCGCCGCTCCGGCCGCGAAGGCCAAGAACGGCGGCAAGAGCGCGCGGTTCTAACCAAACATCTACCCGTCCGGCGCATGAACGCCGGGCGGGCCTTACAACAATAGCCGCGGTTTGTATCGAGTCAAAACGGCAGGAGACGGAAGCGGGGAAGAGTGAAAACAGCGGGGGAATTTATTGCGAGCCTTTTCGGGCCGGTGACAGAGTCACCGGTCTATTTGTGTTCGCTGGCAAATGAACGGGACGACCCGAGCGAACCATCCGAGCGCCACGTAAGTACCCGTGACGGCTCCGACATTGCCAAATTTATCGCGAAGTGGGATCGACCCAAGCGCGGGTTGTTTTTCTGCGTTTCCACCATCACGGGGCCGCGACGCGCAAAAGACACAGCTAGCGAGACAATCAGCCTGCATGCCGACATCGATTTTAAAGGCATCGTGACTGCACCAGCCGATGTGCCGCGGCTTCTGGCCTCGTTGCGTTTGCCCCCCAGCATCGTCGTGTCGTCCGGCAACGGGCTCCACGCCTATTGGCTCCTGACCGAGGCGCTGGACACGCAGGCGAACCGCGACCGTATCGAGGCGGCGCTGCGCCTGTTGGCTGATCTTGTCGGCGGCGATCCCGCGGTGTGTGAGGTGTCCCGCCTCATGCGGCTGCCGGGGAGCCACAACACAAAGTTTGACAAGTTCGTGCCGGTCTCAATATTGACCCATACCGCTACGCGGTACGAACTGGACGACCTTGAGGAATGGCTGGCGGAAACAAGCCCGGTCATTCTGCGCAATGTCCGACCGCAACAGACACCCGAAGATAATCCGTTCCTGGCCGCCGCCGCACGCCTTGGCTTCAGCTTCAAGCCCCCGCTCGATATTGAGAAGCGCCTGAGCGCGATGTCGTACATGGCCGGCGGGGATTGCTCGATTCACAGTACACAATTAGCTGTGTCCGCAAGCCTCCTGAACAGCGGCCGACCAATCGACGAGGTAGTGGAAACATTGACCGAGGCCACCAAGGCGGCAGCGGGTGAGTATGGCAGCCGGTGGAACTGGGAGCGGGAAGAAAAGGCGTTGCGCGCCATGTGCGAGGCGTGGGTGAAGAAGCATCCACAGCCGGCCCAGCGCACGGTGGCCCAGCTCAGGGCCGAAGAAGAGGTTGTGAACGGCGGCCGTGTCGTGGACCTTGCCGCAAAGCGCAAAGAGCGCGCGAAGAAGACAACTGCGCCTGATCGGCAACACATTGCAAATGTTGTCGCGGATGGCGTGATCGAGGCGGTTAAAGCCGTTGGTCAAGACCTATTGCTTACCGAGGGCGAGGTCTGGCTATACGCCGATGGCATCTGGCACGTCATGTCGCCAGCCGACCAGCAATGGCTTCTGACACTTATTCAGCGCGGCTTTGAGACGCTTGGCGAGCCGGCCAAGAATGCCAACCTGGCCGCGGCGTGGAAGCGCCTGTGTGAACACCCAGCCCTGTTTCAACGCGATGTTGTGTGGGCCGATGGCTCGGTCATCGTGTGTCAAAACGGAGTGCTGCGCATTTCGGACCGGCAATGGTTTGGGCACGGCCCCCAGTGGTATGCGCGCCGCAAGATCGGCACTCGATACGAGCCAGGTGCCGTAGCGCCAAACTTTCGGGCACTGCTGCGGTCCATGTTTGCTGACCGAGCCGAGGGTGAGCGCGACGGATTTACCGCCGTTGTACAGCAATGGGCAGGCAGCGCCCTTGCGGTCGCTCACCTGAGTCGGGAAGAGCGTAAAGCGCTGATCCTAGTTGGCCCATCCCGTACCGGCAAAACCGAATTATCGCGCATTATCCGGCTATTGATCGGCGACCCGATCGCGACGCCATCAGTGTCCGAGGTGTCCGACCGCTTCGGACTGTCTTCCCTTTACGAGGCCGCGGCGTGGATTCGTGACGACGCCATTAACGAGGGCGACGACCTAGACCCGCAGCGCTTTAAAACCATCGTGACCGGCGAGCCGATCGACATCGAGCGCAAGCATCGGCCCGCTGTGCGGGGTGTCGAGCTACAATTGCCGGTGTTGCTCACGACCAACGCACTGCCGCGGGCGCGCGACCGATCCGACGCGATATTCAACCGCTCAATCGTGCTCGAGATGACAAATGAGGTAAGCGAATCCGATGCTCACAAAGCAAGGGTACAGGCAGACGTAAACAGGGGGATGACACTGGGCCAGCACCTGATGCAGACAGAGGGGCCGGGCGTTCTGAATTGGGCTTTAGAGGGCCTTACAGCCCTGTTGCAGCATGGCTCCTACAACCTACCAGAGACCGTGCGCGGCGCTATCCAGCGCTTCAAGGACGACAATAACCCCGTCGGAGAATGGTCTCGAACTGCGGTCGTCAGGTCGGCCCATTCCAAGGTCGCGCGCTCCGATCTGATGTGTGCCTACCACGGCTGGCAGCGCGAACAGGACGGCGATGAGGCACGGGCGTTCGGCGCACGGGCGTTCTTTCCGCGGCTTCGGAGTGCCGCGCCGTGGGTCGCGGATACGACTGAACACAATGGCAGGCGCTATGTGATCGGTCTCGCGCTGTCCGATGAAGGGCTTCAGCTTTGGGATTTGCACAGTCAGGGGCCGCAGCTAAAGGGCGGTTCGAAGGGATCCGCACTCTCAAAATCGGAAGTCAACAAGCTCCACAACGATGAGAAACAGACCACTGAAGGGGATCAAAATGCACCTCGTTTTTGAGCTAAAAGCAATGTGTTGCGGGGCACTTTTCAATGTGCTGCTGGGGCTTTCAAAGTGCTGCGGCCATTTTTTACGCTGCACTTCAACGTGCTGCTACGGCCAAAGTGCTGCGCAACGTGCAGCGGGAATTGTCGTTTCAACACAACGTGTTGTGAGGCGGCGCAGCACTACAGCACTTCTTTCTTCTAAAAGTTATATACTAGATACATACGCACATACACGTATGCGTATAGGGGTAAGTAAGGAACGACGTTTAAAGTGCTGCTCCCTCGCTGTCGGGGTCGCGTCGTGAGCGCCCTTCGGCACTGGCTCTCTTCCGTGTCGGACGCTGCGGCGGCGTTCGAATCTCGCTGGACCATGCGCGCACTGGCGCGCGTCGATGCCGACCTGTCCCGGCGGCTGTCGGAACAGCGTTCGTTTTGGGACGCAGCCTGCGTCACCGGGACCGATGACGATATTGCGCTGCAAGGCGGCGGGATGGTCCGCGGCTACGCGGCAGCGGTTCGGGCTTTGGCTGCGGCGGGCACTGAGGACGACGCATACATGCTCGGCTCGTGTTCGCGCACGGGATGCCGGGTTGCAATCGGGCATCAGCGTGCCGCGGTCGATCGGGTTCGCGAACTGCATGGCGATCGGGTGATCTGGATTACGCCGGACGAGGTCGCGGCGCTCATGGCCTCGGTTGAGGCGTTTAAGTTTGTCGGTGCCGTCAAACAGCTTTTCCCAGGCGCGGAGACCATCGATCGGTATCCAGATCAACCGGCCTTGAACGGCTAACCAACCACCTATCCAGATCAACCGGCCTTGAACGGCTAACCAACCACCTATCCAGATCAACCGGCCTTGGACGGCTAACCAACCACCAGCGGGGGCAACTATGCAGGACGATAAAACTCATTGGGCGGAGATTTCGCGTGATCCATCAGATTTTTGATCGTGTGGGAGTCCAAGCGGGAAAATGAAAATAAATGCAAATCTGCGAATTATTTTTATCCAACCCCGCACAAATCCAGAATCGGCGGGATAACTACTATAGGAATGGCGGGGGGTATACGTGACCGAGGCAGAGCAAAACAGACTCATCACCGACCACATGCACCTCGTGCAGGTAGTTGCCGCCGACTATCGGGGCGGCTCGGTTGATTTCGAGGATCTGTGTGGCGCGGGCAGTGTCGGCCTGACAAAAGCCGCCCGAACATTCGACGCGGCAAAATCCAGGTTTTCGACCTGGGCGATGACCAGCATCCGGTCTGAGATCACGCACGCTATGCGACCACAGCCATCGGAATGGTACCCAGACCAGGATGACATCACACCATCTCTCGACGGGGACAAGATCGAGCGCATTTACGAATATGATTCATGGGGGGATCGAGGCAACGCCTCGGCGATCTGTGAGCAATGGTCACAGCTGGGCAGCACGCCAGAGGATTTGGCGATGCTTTACGAGGACATCGCCAACAAGCGCGACAAGTTCTCTGCGGCGTTTATCTCGCTCACGGGCGCTCAGCGCAAGCTCGTGGATATGGTTTTTTTGCGGGACATGCCGATCTCTGTATCCAATTACTGCCAACGGGCTCCCCTCAATATCACGGCCTTCACGGCTGCGGTCCCGGGATTTAGCTGCGCCCGATCAGCGCAGAGCGGCTGGCATCCGAGGCACTATAAGTGCTGATCCGATGCGCGAGCCGCGTTTAATTCACTAGGTAAGTAGCGGCGGAACCGGACATGGGCGAAGTAATCCAGATGCGCGGCTATTCCCGTAAGCCCTCCGAGCCAATCCGCACCCGTGAAGACGCTGTAGACCATCTCGCAGCGGAATTGCGGAAGATGCTCGATGACGGCGACGCGCTGATGGTTCTCGAATGTCAGAACGGCGAGACATTGAACATTCACAACGTAGAGCCGCCGGCTGATTGTCCGGCTTAGGAAATAACATGAGCGCACTTATCGCGATCCTAGTTCCGTTGATTGTTCTAGTGGTTGTCGCACTGGTCATTGTATGGGTTGCAGAACGGTTCTCGCCTGACCCGCTGATTACCCAAATCGTCAAGGTTATGGTGTTCGCGGTTGTCCTGATTGCGCTGCTGATGAAGCTCTTGCCGTTGCTTGGGCTTCGCTAGGACGTTTGATGGCGGCTCCTTCTGGTAACCGCTTCTGGGAAGCGCGCAGTTCGCACGGTCGCAACCCTATCTTCGATAGCCCGTCAAAGCTCTGGAAGGCCAGCACCGAGTATTTCGAGTGGGTTGAAGCCAATCCTCTCCAAGAGGACAAGCTGGTGTCCTTCCAAGGCATCACGAAGCATGAACCGGTAGCCAAGATGCGGGCTATGACAATCTCGGGGCTGTGTATCTTCCTCGATATTGGCAGGCGGACATGGGACGATTACCGCGCCCGGCAAGATTTTTCGCCAGTCTGTAGCATGGTTGAAAACATTATCCGGGAACAAAAGTTCGCTGGCGCGGCTGCCGATCTCCTGAATTCGAACATCATCGCGCGCGATCTTGGCCTTGCTGATCGTCAGGAACACACCGGCAAAGATGGCGGCCCGATTCAAACCGAAGACATCTCAGACACAGAAGCGGCCCGGCGCATTGCTTTCGCGCTGACCAAAGGCTCGCAACCAACTCAGCACTAACAATCAATCAGCGACGCTCTCTGGCCCTCATGGGGCCTTTGTCGTTTGGAGAATTAAATGGTCGATGCGGTAGCAACCCAAATCCTTTTCGAGTCCGCCTCCGATATCGTGATGAAGTTCACGAACGTGTCGGATGGAACGGGCGAAGCCGCGGTGACCAAGGTTGACGTGTCGGCTCTGACGCCGCCAACGGCTTTGGTGTCGATCGATAAGATTTATTACGCGACGGACGGCATGGCGGTTCGCGTTCTTTGGGACGCGACCGCTGACGTTGTGGCGTGGCTTGTTCCGGCAAACCAGCATGGATGCTACGACTTCAGCGAGGTGCAGCCCGGCACGTTGGTCAATAACGCGGGCACCGGCATCACGGGCGATATCCAGTTTACGACCGTGGGCCACACATCCGGCGATACCTATTCCATCATCCTCGTGATGAAAAAGCGAACGCTGGTCTAAGCCTCCCTCAATTCCAACCTGACGCCGACCCGCCGACCCGGCCCCTCAATTCCAACCTGACGCCGACCCGCTCACGCGGCCCGGGTGATTTACTTTTGAGCAACCCCTCCGCTTAGCAACAGCAATAAGCACGACTAAGGAGACGACAATGCCTGAGATTCTTTCCTCGATTAAGGGTCGCCAAATCGGCCTTGATACAGTTGGCCGGCTTCTGGTCGGCGCAGAAGACACAGCCGGTAACGCGAAGCCTGTCGGTCGCATGGTTTACACCAACACCGCAGCCTCAACCGCGCATTCCAACACGACCGCGGAGGCGCTATTCAGCACGCAATTCTCGATCCCCGCGAGTACGTTGCAGGTCGGCTCGCTAATCAAGGTCCGCTATCAGGGTATTGCCACGGCAACCAATTCGACCGACACGCTGGTCCTCAAGCTCTATCTCGGCGGACTGTCGGGAACGGCCCTCCTGACCGGCACGGCGACGGACGTAGCGGATAACGCCATTTTTGCCGGCGAGTGGGAAGGTATCATCCGCACCATCGGCTCAACCGGCACCTTTGTCGGCGTGGGTACTCATACTGAAGTCCCCGCTGCCTCCGGCACGGCAGTCCACGACGTCACGGAAATCCTGGCTTCGACCACGCTGGATACAACGGTTGCTCAGGTGATCGGCGTTGGCGCTGACTGGTCGGCTGCTTCGACTAGCGACTCGGTCCGCCTCGACTTCTTCCGCGTGGAGATTTGGTAGCATTACTCTACTTGAGGAGCTGACAGCCAAGCTTGGCGTTCTGTCTCCTGACGACAAAAAGGCCGTCATTGCCGACGCAATGGCCGTGACGGCCAGCATGAAATGGGTTCCGAATCCCGGACCTCAGACTGATGCCTACTTCTGCCCCGCAGACGTTCTGCTCTATGGCGGGCAGGGCGGCGGCGGCAAATCCGATCTAGGCATTGGACTAGCCTTCACCACGCATCAACGCTCGCTCATTATGCGGCGCAAATACGCCAATCTTTCGGCGCTGACGGAACGCGCGATAAAAATAAACGGAAAGCGGGACGGCTTTAACGGCTCGCCTCCTCCGCTGCTTAGGACCGATGACGGGCGATATATCCAGTTCGCCGGTAACCAGCACGCGGGCGACGAAGAAGACTGGCAGGGTCACGCCTTCGACTTCAAATACTTCGACGAAGCAACGCAGTTTCTTGAATCTCAGGTCCGGTTCCATTTGGGCTGGCTGCGATCAACGGACAATGGCCAGCGTGTTCGGGCTGTTCTTGGCTCCAACCCGCCGCTCAATGCGGACGGTGACTGGATCATAGGTTTCTTCCGGCCCTGGCTGGACATCACGCATCCGAATCCCGCCAAGCACGGCGAACTCAGATGGTTTGTCACTGCACCGGACGGCTCTGATCTAGAGGTTGAAGGCCCTACATTCGTTGAAATGGACGGGCGAAAACTCACTCCGATGTCGCGGACGTTCATTCCCGCGGCGTTGAAGGACAATCCGTTCTTGATCAACACCAACTATCAGGCCAATCTCGACGGTCTGCCTGAACCGCTCAGGTCAGCGGTTCGTGACGGCAACTTCATGGCGGCGCGGCAGGACGCTGATTTTCAGGTTATCCCGACACAATGGATCATCGAGGCGCAGGGACGATGGAAGCCGGATGGTCATAAAGCCTTCAACATGACTGCAATGGCGTTCGACCCCGCGGGGGGCGGTGCTGATGCTGCTGAATTGGCAATGCGTCACGGCGGCTGGTACGCCGAACTCATTACCAGCAAAGGCGAGGAGACTGCTGACGGCTCGCGTGCCGCCGGTACGATCATCTCGCATCGCAGGCACAATGCCCCGGTTGTTGTCGATGTCGGCGGCGGTTACGGCGGGGCAGTTACGCTTCGGCTGAAAGACAATGCCATTGCTCACATGGGGTTCAATGGCGCGAATGCCTCGAACAAAACCACGAAAGACGGCCAGCTCAAGTTTGCCAACAAACGGGCGGAAGCCTGGTGGAAGTTTCGCGAGGAACTAGACCCCGATCAAGAGGGCGGGTCTGTCATCGCCTTGCCTCCTGATCCTGAACTGCGATCCGATCTAGCTGCGCCGACTTACGAGGTTGGAGCGCGGGGCATCATCATTGAACCGAAAGACAAACTTCGTGAACGGCTTGGGCGATCTCCTGGAAAGGGAGATGCGGTCACGATGGCCCTAAGCGAGGGAAACGCCGCTGTAAAGCGAGCGATCAACCAATCATCCCAGCGCCAGACGCAGGCGAACATGGCCTATTCCCACATGAAGAAGAGACGCTGATATGTCTGGAATGTTTACTCCCAAAGCGCAGTCGATGCCTACACCTTCGCCCGCGGCTCCCATGCCGGACAGCAACTCCACCGCCGTCATGGAAGCCAAGCGCCGTGCGCAGGCCGATGTTATGAACCGGGCGGGGCGTTCGTCCACCATTCTGACCGCTCCAAAGGATCGCGTCGGGGATAGCTACGCGAACAAAACGCTCGGTGGCGCTGTCTAAATGAAGACTCGCGTTCGAGAACTGATAGATCAAGGCGACCGGCTATTCTCCAAGCGAGGCAATCTGCATTCGATGTGGCAGGTAATTGCCGATCATTTCTGCCCCATTCGCGCCGACTTCACCACAGCCCGCACGATAGGCGATGAATACGCATCGCACCTGATGACTGGCCGGCCCTTGCTGGCGCATCGCGACCTCGGCAATTCTCTTTCAGCCATGCTGCGTCCTCGGGGTACCCCGTGGTTCTATGCTCGCACTGGTGACGAGGGCATCAATACCGACGCCTCGGCCCGTGCCTGGCTCGATAACAAATCCGATGTCATGCGCCGCGTCATGTACGACCAGCGCAGCCAATTCACGCGGGCGACCAAGCAGGGTGATCACGACTTCGTTGCGTTCGGCCAGACCGTGATTGCGGTCGATGTCAACGCGGATCGAACCGGCGTTCTTTACCGCACGTTCCACCTTCGCGACGTCGCTTGGTGTGAGAACGATGAGCTTGTCATTGACGTTGTGCATCACAACTGGACCCATGAAGCCCGTGCACTGGTCAAGAAGTTTCCGAAGACAGCCTCGGTTAAGGCTAAAGAGGCAGCCGAGAAAGACCCGTATCGGGACATTAAGTGCCGGCGCATTGTCATTCCCGCCGATGAGTACGACTACACACTTGGCGAGAAGCCAAAGAACGGCAAGCGGTTTCCCTTCGTCCTGATCATGGTCGATTGCGAGAACGAGACTATTCTGGAAGAAGTCCCGGCCAAGCGCGTTCCTTATGTGATCCCGCGCTGGCAGACTGTGCCGGGTTCGCCTTACGCCCATTCGCCAGCAACTGTCGTGGCATTGCCTGACGCGCGGATGCTTCAGCAAATGACGCTGACGCTGCTGGAGGCCGGACAGAAGGCGGTCGATCCTCCGCTGAAGGCTACGTCAGAAGCCGTTCAGGGCGGCGTCAATGCGTTTGCTGGTGGCATTACATGGGTTGATGTAGCTTATGATGAACGTACCGGCACGGCGATAGAACAGCTTTACGACACCGGCAGAGCCAACCTGTCGTGGGGTGAATCCCGCGAACAAAAGATTGAACAGATGATTTCGGAGGCGTTCTTCTTGAACGTCATCAACCTGCCCGAACCCTCCCAAGGCGACAAGATGACCGCCTATGAGACGGGCGAGCGGGTCAAGGAATACATCCGCCGCGCGCTGCCTTTGTTCGAGCCGATGGAAGTTGAATACAACGGCGGGCTTTGCGAGATGACATGGAATCTCTCCATGGACCTCAACCTGTTTGGTCCGTTGGATGATATCCCTGACGTTCTCAAGGGCCGCGATCTGATCTGGCAGTTTGAAAGCCCGTTGCAGGCGGCCAATGAACGGGTGAAGTCCGAGGCGTTTCGCCAATCCGGCGAGATGCTGGCGATTGCAGCGGCGATGGCACAGACCGAACAATACGACTTTGACGTGTCCAAGGGACTGCGCGACGCTCTCTCTGGCGTTGCGCGTGCTGACTGGATCGTACCCCTCGAACAGGCAAACCAAGCCAAGGAAGAGGGCGCACAGCGTCAACAGGCTGCAATGGCTGCCCAGCAACTCGCGGCTGGCGCTGGCGTGGTCGAACAGATGGGCACGGCGGTTGAGACGGCTGGCAATGCCGCGCAATCGCTACAGGCTGCCGGGCTTCCTGCGTGAAGTTAGAACCTAAGGGGCTAAAGCATCCTTCAGGTCGACCAATTCGAGGTGCCAAGCTTGGTGTTGAGACGAGACTTCGCGTCCCGCTCGATGGCCCTCTGTCGCCGGGTCTTCAGCCGGGAAGAGGCTTCGCTAACGCGATAGGCTTTCGGGCGCAAATAGTTTCGGACGACGATGAGTAAGCGTCCGGTTATCCAGCCTTGGCAGCCCGCGCCATATGACGACGACGACACACGGGCGCTGAAGTCTCTCGCATCCGGTACTGCCAGCGATAGCCAACAGAAGCGGGCGCTGAACTGGATCATCCATCAAGCCTGCGGAACGTATGACCAGCCATTCCGTCCTGGTGAGGGTGGCGACCGCGACACGGTATTTGCCTGCGCAAAGCAATTCGTCGGCCAGCAGATCGTAAAGCACATCAATATGCCGATGGCCGAAAGGTTGTCGAAGTAACCTTCCCCCTAACAATGGTGTTTGATGACAACGGAAACCGTTGACACGACTGATACGACCACGACCGATACGACTGACACGACCGGAACTATCCTCGACACCGCGACGGATACAGGCAAGCCAGCCGTTGCGTCTGAGACGACCGCTGAGACGGTTGCCCCTGACTGGCGCGGACGACTTGCCGGGGAAGACAAGGACGCCCTGAAGCGCCTTGGACGCTTTACCGACGAAGCCGCGTTCTACAAATCATATCGCGCACTTGAGACGAAACTCTCGTCCGGTGAGATGAAGCGTGCGCTGCCGGAAGGCGCGACGCCGGAAGAAACCGCAACATGGCGCAAGGAACAGGGTCTCCCTGATAATGCAGAGGGCTATGTCACGGGGCTGACGCTTCCTGATGGTCTCGTGATTGGCGAGGCAGACAAGCCGCTCGTCGCTGATTTCGCAGCCGCCGCACTGGCCGGCAACGTCGATCCGAAAGCCTTCAGCGGCATGGTCGCGCAATACTACGCCATGCAGGACAAGCAGCGCGCGGCGATGGAAGAAACCGACGCCGTGTTCCGTCAGGAATCCGAAGAGGCGTTGCGCACTGACTGGCAGGGCGCAGACTATCGCCAGAATCTCACGGCTGTCAGCAATATGATGGCCGGCTGGCCCGAAGGGCTTGCCGCTCGCGTTCTCGCAGGCCGCACACCCGATGGCCGCAAGATCGGAGACGATCCGGCTTTCGTCAAGCAGATGGCTTCGCTTGCCCGTGAATTAAACCCGGCTGCAACGCTGGTACCGCTCGGTAGCGGCGACCCTGCGAAGTCGGTTGAAGGCCGCCTTGCCGATATCACGGCAATGATGGGCGACCGCAATTCAGAATATTGGAAGGGTCCGAAGTCGGACCGCCTTCAACAGGAATACCGCGACCTCATTGAGGCGCAGGACAAGATCAAATCACGCGCTGCGTGATCTGTAACCGCGCAAGATGCTGGACAACCCGCTTTAGCGGCTCCGGCGTGACGGCGCACTTCACCCGCTGAATCAAAGCCCCGACTAACAAGGCATAGGCCCGCACGTTCGCGGCAACCCTTTTGCGTGTCCAAGTCGGACAACCTGAGACGAGGCAGCTCACCGAAAACATCGGAGAACTGTCATGGCTGCAACAGCCTTTCAGACCCAATATCGTCAGGAGTTCATTGCTGGCTTCGAGTTTCGCCAGTCGCTCCTTCGTTCTACCACTGTCACCGATACCGTCATCAAGGGCAATACCGCCACCTTCCTCGTTGCTGACTCGGGCGCGGCTTCTGCCACGACTCGCGGCGTCAACGGCCTGATCCCCGCTCGTTCGGACAGTCTCACCCAGGCTAGCGCTACGCTGGCTGAGTGGCATGACCTCGTCCAGAAGACCGGCTTCAACGTGTTCGCGTCGCAGGGTGACCAGCGCCGCATCATGCAGGAAACCTCGATGGCCGTTGTCAATCGCAAGATTGACCTCGACATCATTGCCCAGCTTGACACGGCGACCAACGACACCGGCGGCTATGCAACTGCATCGCTTGCCATGGTGGCGAAGTCCAAGGCGATCCTCGGTATCAACTATGTGCCGACGAACGAAGTGGAGAATATGTTCGCTGTCGTGACGCCGGCATTCATGGCCTACCTGATGCAGGTCCGTGAGTTTGCGTCCGCTGAGTACGTTGACTCCAAGCCCTTCACCGGTCGTCCGGGTACGATCCTGCGCTGGTATGGCGTGAACTGGATCGAGAACCCGCTTCTGACCGGCACGGGCGGCGCTACCGAGAAGTGCTATATGTACCATCGCAACTCCATTGGACACGCGCTGGACAAGGCAAATCTTCAGGCCCCGGTCGGTTACAACGAAGAGCAGGATTACTCCTACTCTCGCGTTACCGGCTTCTTCGGCTCCAAGCTGTTGCAGAACTCTGGCGTTGTCCAGATGAAGCATGACGGCTCGGCCTACATCGCCGCCTAATTGATCGGGGCTACGGCCCCGGTTTTCCCTTCATTCAAATCAGGAGGCCATCATGGCTTACTCGACTTCCTCGCCCCCGGCGCTGATCGCGCAGGGCATCGGAGGCGTCGGCCCGAAAATCTGGGCTTACAACTCCACCGACGCGGCTGCCTCTGTTGACGCCGCGAACTATATCACCAACGGCGGTTCGCTTGGCCTTGCGGTCAAGGATGTGGTTTATGTGGTCGATACCGACGCTTCGCCGGTTATCGTCACGGTGCATCAGGTCAGCGCTGCCGCTGACGGCACGACAGATCTGAACGATCTGACCACGATCACTCAGACCGACAGCGACTAATCCTCGCCAACTAAAACTAAAGCGGGCGGGCTTCGGCTCGCCCGCTTCCTTTTCAATCATGGAGCCTGCATGGCCGACACCAAACGCAAGATTCATCCTTCGAGGTTCGGTTCTGCCGACCAGAAGCGCAATATCTGGCATGTTGTGCCTGAGGATGGCACTGTGTTCGACGATGTATTGGCCCCGGTCTATTGGGCGCATCTCGCGTCACGGCTTCGTCCGACCGATCGCATAGAGGTTCACGCTGAAGACGGTTCCTACTTTGCTGAATTGGTCGTGCGCAGTGTCGGCAATCTGCACGCCAAAGTGCAGGTGATACGCAAGATTGACTTCGATGTGGCGGTAGAGGCCGCAACCGATATCGCCGGTCATGAAGTCATGTGGAAGGGGCCGCACCACAGGCACGCCGTTGTGCGCGGCAAGGATATCATTCAGGGCGGGTTCGAGACCAAGGACGCGGCTTTTTCCTGGCTGGCGACCAACGCTAAGTCGCTGGCGGCCTGATGATATCCGCCGAACGCTTGCGCTGCCGCTGCCGCTGCCGCTGCCGCTGCCGCTGCCTATCTGATAGCGGCCAAATCATTGTTTGGTGACTTTGCGAGGGCGTCTTGACTTCAAAATTAGCTCTCTACAATGACGCGCTTCTTCACATCAGCGAAGAACGGCTGGCTTCATTAACAGAATCCCGCGCCCCTCGTAGGGCGTTGGACGATGCCTACGACACTACGCTGCGCTATTGCTTAGAGGCAGGCTTCTGGAATTTCGCCATGCGAGCGGTACAGGCGGATTCCTCTGCCAGCGTCACCCCGACATTTGGCTACAGCTTCGCCTTCACCAAGCCGGATGATATCATTCGCACGCTTTCGATGTCGTCGGAAGCCACGATGAAAAGTCCGCTACTGGATATCGTCGATGAACCGAATTACTGGTACGCGAACGTCGATCCGCTTTATGTCAAGTATGTATCGAGCGATACGGCTTATGGCCTTGATCTCTCAATCTGGCCTGAAACCTTCGCGGACTACGTTGCGAAAAGGCTTGCGGTTAAAATCTGCAAGCGCGTCACCGGCAAAGACCCCGACGAAAGCCTGTTGAGGGCTGAGAACAGGGCGCGGGCGGATGCCCGGTCCAAGGACGCCATGAATGAACCGCCCGGCTTTATGCCGCGCGGAACGTGGGCGATGTCGCGGGGCGGCGGCGGTTCTGGCTCTCGCTGGGACGGGTCGTTCCAGTAAATGGGCCGCACCAACGCAAGTTTACTTTCGTTCAACCGTGGCGAGGTATCGCGCTATTCGCTTGCGCGCGTCGATATCGAGCGGATGCGGCTATCCGCAGAGGAACAGGTAAACTTCCAGCCGTGGGTTCTCGGCCCGATGATGCTGCGGCCCGGCACGGCTTACAAGGGCGGCATTTATAACGACCTGACCTGCCGGCTGATCCCCTTTATATTCTCCAATAGTGACACGGCGCTGATTGAGCTAACCGCCTCCACGGCGCGGTTCTGGATCGTGGATGACACTGCGGACACCGAAACACTGGTCACGCGGCCTAGCGTTTCAACGACCGTCACCAATGGCGATTTCTCGTCTTCGACGGGCTGGACACTGACCGCCACGGGCGCGGGGGCTTCGTCTGCCATCTCTGGCGGCAAGCTCACAATGTCATCGCCCGTTGCAGGCGGGCTGGCTCAAGCCAAGCGCACGGTCACGGTTGCTGGCGGCGACCAGAACGTTGAACACGGCTTTCGCATTGTTGTGGATCGCGGGCCTATTCGATTCCGCGCTGGCCTGACTGACGGGGCCGACGATCTGATCTCCGAGACCACGCTGGACACCGGCACGCATTCCCTTGCGTTTACGCCAACCGCCGGCACGGTCTACATTCAACTGGAGACAATCACGGCGCAGGCCAAGATTGTCGATTCCATCACAATTGACGCGGCGGGTGTGTTGACGCTGCCGACGACATGGGTTGCGGGCGATCTGTCTTTTGTGCGCTACACGCAATCCGGTGATATTGTTTTCTTTGCCTGCCAAGGCCAGCAGCAACGCAAGATCGAGCGTCGTGCGGCACACTCATGGTCCTTCGTTCTGGACAAGTCGAATGACGGCCCCTTTCAGGCCGCGAACGGTACGGATATCACCCTGACGCCAGCGGGGCTGTCGGGCAATACCACTTTGACCGCCTCTCGCGCGCTGTTCAAATCAACCCATGTCGGAAGCCTGTTCAGGCTGTTCTCCTCCGGCCAAGCCACCAGCGATTCCATTGCGGCTCAAAATACCTTCGGTACGGCGATACGGGTCACGGGGGTTGGCGTCGACCGTGCATTCAACTATGCGTTGACCGGAACGTGGTCGGCCACTGTGACGCTGCAACGCTCGATCGATAGCGCGACAACCGGCTTTACCGATGTCACCACATACACGGTCAACCAATCCGCATCCTATAATGACGGCCTGACCAACTCGATTGTCTGGTATCGCCTCGGCATCAAGACGGGCAACTATACGAGCGGCACGGCTGTTCTGGCTCTCACATATACCGGGGGCGGCGCGGCTGGTATCGGTCGCGTAACCGCCTTCATGTCCACAACGGTCGCCGCTGTCGAAGTTCTGACTGCCTTCTCCAGCTTGACCGCAACCACTGACTGGTCGGCGGGTGACTGGTCGGCAGCCGTAGGGTGGCCCTCGTCCAATGGTTTCCATGACGGGCGATTGTGGTCCGCCGGACGCGATAAAATCTGGGGCTCGGTCTCCGACGACTATTCAAGCCACGACATTGACACAGAAGGCGACGCAGGGCCGATCAATCGGTCTGTCGGCTTTGGTCCGGTCGATATTATCAATTGGTTGCTCCCGCTCTCTCGCCTGATTGTCGGGCGGGAAGGGGCAGAGACCTCGGTTCGCTCAGGCTCGTTCGACGAGCCGCTGACGCCAACGAATTTCACGATCAAGGATTGCTCCACTCAAGGGTCGGCTCCTGTTGCAGCGGTCAAGATCGACACGCGCGGCGTTTTCATTCAGCAGTCAAATCGCAAGGTGTTTGAACTCGGGTTCTCGGTTGAGGGGCAGGACTATAATGCCCGTGACCTGACAAGGCTCAATCCCGATATCGGGGATGAGGGCTTTGTCGATCTTGCCGTCCAACGCCAGCCCGATACCCAGTTGCACTTCATTCGGGGTGACGGTCAGGTTGCAGCCTTATTGCATGATACCGAGGATCAGGTTGAAGCCTGGTGGCGCATCGATACCTCGGGGGCATCGGGGGAAGTCGAAACTGTCGTTGTTCTGCCGGGCGCAATGGAGAACCGGGTTTATTACGCCGTCAAGCGCACGATCGGCGGCAGCACCAAGCGGTTTCTAGAGAAGCTGGCGCGGCGCGATCAATGCACCGGGCTTCCTGAAGGCCGCTGCGCCGATAGCCACGTTTATTATTCCGGTGCTGCAACACAGACAATCACGGGTCTTTCGCATCTTGAGGGCGCATCCGTTGTGGTCTGGGGCTGGAACACGGCCACGCCGTTCACGGCGACACAGCCGGGTGGTTCGGTTGCCACGGTCGGCAAGGATTTAGGCACCTTCACGGTGAGCGGCGGACAGGTTGCAGGACTCGCTAGCGCGGTTACCAATGCGTGCGTCGGCCTTGGCTACTCTGCCACCTTCAAGTCTGCAAAACTCGCCTACGCGGCGGATATGGGCACGGCGTTGACTCAGAAAAAGAAGATCGATCGCGTCGGGTTAATCTTCACCAACACCCACAATCAGGGCCTCGAATATGGCCAGTCCTTCACGACGATGGACAACCTGCCGCTGTCGATCGATGGCGCAACAGTCGATACGTCTCTGGTCTGGGAAGACTACGACAACCCGATGATATCTGTTCCCGGTTCATGGGACACCGATGCAAGGCTTTGCCTGCGTGCGACTGCGCCGCGTCCCTGCATGTTGCTGGCTGCCGTTATTGACGTTGCAACCCACGGTTAGAGCGGCAACGCGCGCCGACATCGACGCAATGATTGCCGAAAGCCTGCCCTATCGAGTGCGGGCCTGGGCGGTCGAACTGGATGATAAACTGCTCGGGATAGGTGGCTTTGCGTATCAGCCGGGCGGCGTAATTGCGGCATTCGTCCTGAAGGCTCCGGGCGCTGAGAAATACAGGCTGGCGCTTCACAAGGCGGGGCTGTTGGCAATGGCGGAAGCCAGACGCCTTGGATTTCGCCGGGTGGTTGCGCTGGCAGATCAAACAAATGAAGCCGCCGAACGCTGGCTGGCTCGATTGGGATTCAAGCAAGTGATGATTGACGACAAGCAAGCATGGATTTGGGAGGCTGCACGCTAATGTGGTTGGCCTATCGGCTATATACCGGCGAAGCATTTCACCACGATCCCGTCACTTTGACGACGATGGCGGTTGCGGGCGCTGCATTGTCCGCCGGCGGCACGATTGCCGGCGGCATGGCTGCGGGCGCGGCTGGCGAATCCCAGCGCGACGCCATGAACTTCCGCGCCACTCAGGAGGAAATGGCTGCTCAGGAGTCCAGGGCGGCCTCCCAGCGCGTGGCCATGGATAAACGCCGGGAAAGCGTGCTGCTCAATTCGAAGTTACAGGCACGGGCCGCTGCCTCTGGTGGCGGCGCCGACGACCCCGGTGTTCTTGATCTTGCGGGCGATATCGCAGGACGTGGCGAATATGACGCCTTGACCGAACTCTATAAAGGCGAGAACCGCGCAAGGGGCTTGATGGATTCTGCCATGGCGTCTCGCATGACGGGTGAAGCGGCGCTTGCTGAAGGCAAAGCAAAGCGCAATTCCTCGTTCCTGTCGGCGGCGGGTACGCTGATCGGTGGGTCTGCCAGTGCTTATAAGACAATGAAGGGGCCATACGGCTAATGGCCCGACTTCCTTCTGACGTTGATCTTGGCGGCATCTCCTCGGCTAACTCCGGCCGGCCTATCGCCAACATTGACACAACTGGATACGCACGCGCGGCTGCTGCTTATGGCTCTGGCGTGTCTGATCTGGGCAAGGGCATCAATTCCGCCGCTGGCGATATTTCTATTGCGAACAGGCACAAGCAACTTGAAGACGACAAGCTGGAAATTGCCCGTGCGCGTTCCGACTTTCTGACGAAGAAGGTCAATCTGGATTCGCAGTTTTCAACCGACACTGACCACGAAACTCTGCCTGATCGGTACACGTCAAATCTGGACGTGGCGCGTCGGGAAGCATCTGCGCATATCAAGAAGCCTCGCACGCGAGAACTGTTCGATTTGTCCGTTGCGGACGATGTGGCGCGCGGTACGGCTGGCGCAAAGAGCACGGCGCAGACGCTCTGGAAAGACGCCACCATTACGGATACCGGCACGCGGCTGGAAGCCGTCCGGGAAGCCGCGCTGAAAAGCACGGATCCTGTTGAGCGGGCGAGGCTCGTGCAGTCCGGCAACGATCTGATTACGTCGCTATCCGAAAAGGGCGTTTACTCCAAGGAGAACGCAGCCAAGGTCCGGCAGGAATGGACCACGAAATATGCGGCGGGTGCGATTGCGCTGTTGCCGCCGGAAGATCGCGTCAAGGCGCTCGCGGGGTTTGAAGGTGCGCTGCGCCAGCGTGAGAGCGGCGGCAAGCCCGGTGTTGTGAATAATCTCGGCTATGCTGGCCTCTATCAATTCGGTGCGCCGCGTCTCTCTGATACGGGGCTATACACACCCGGCGCCGGGGAGAATGTCAGCGACAAGAAGTCCGCTGGTGGTTGGTCTGGCCAGAAGTGGTCCGGCACGTTCAACGTCCCCGGTCATCCTGAAGTCAAGACGCTCAAGGATTTCTTAGGTTCTCCCGATGCGCAACAGACCGCGTTCGGCGTTCATACGAAGAAGATGGACGAGGAGATTGCCGCCAACAAGTTTGACCAATTCATCGGCAGGGATGTCGGCAGGGTCAAAATCACGCGCGAAGGTCTCCATGCCATGCTGCACCTTGGTGGCGTCGGCGGCACGCGCGATGCACTGAACGGCAAGGGCAACGCTGCGGACGCCAACGGGACAACCGTTCTGGAATACGCCAAGCTCGGCCAACAAAGCGATCCATCAAGGATTGCAAGCATTCTGCCGGAAGAAACCCGCGTGCGAATGTTGCGGGAAGGCCAAAGCGAGATTGACCGCGCGGCGATTAAAACCGCGATGGAGCGCAGCGAAACCTGGGAACGTGGCATTGTTGACGCCTCGGCAGGTATCGGCTCCCTGCCTAATCGCAAGGATATCGAGACAGACCCGGCGCTGGATGACCCGCGTCGGAACACACTGCTGAAGCAATACGACTCTGCTGCCGGCGATGTTGCCGGCCTCAATCGGTTCATGACGAAGTTCAAAGACCCGAACGGCGGCGCGTTCAATCCGTATGACGCGGATGAGAAGAAATACATTGACAAGGCATACACGGCGCTTGGTGGCAATGCGCCTGCGTTGCATGCGATAGTTTCTCGAACGGGCATATTGCCGAAGGCTGCCGTGACCTCGATGCGCGGCGCTCTGGTGTCGAACGATCCTGCCAAGGTGGCGACGGCGTTGTCGATGTCGTCCAACCTGCTGAATAAAAACCCGAATATCTTCGCGGGCGATGCTGGCACCAAAGACCTTGAGACCAGTGCAATTTCGTTTCAGCACTATGTCGATACGCTCGGTATGTCTGCCGACGAGGCTGCAAAATCAGTCATCCGCGACCAGTCGCTGGAATATCAGGCGAGCGTCAAGGCTCGGATTAAGTCCGAGAACATTGACGAGAAGATCAAGAAGGAAGTCAGCGTTGCCGACATTGAAGGCGGCTTTGATCAACGCAAATGGATTCCGTTCACTGACCCAAGTGTTGGCTTTGATCCCCGCACCCGGCTTTCCATGTTCACGCAATTCTCGGAACTGGTGAAAGAGAACTATCTGGACAAGGGCGATATGACGCTTGCGAAGCGTCACGCTATTGAAACCCTTAAAAAGTCATGGGGCGTCTCGAACGTCAACGGCAAATCTGTCGTGATGCAATTCCCGCCGGAACGCGCGCCTGTATATCAGGGCGTAGAGAATGTTTCTGAGTTAATTGCAAATCAGGCTGCTGAAGCCATCAAGGCCGGTGTGGGATACGATATTGACCGTAAGACAATCAAGCTTCAGCCGATCCCCGGCGCAACAGCGCAGGCTTACAAGGCAGGTCAGCCGCCGCCCTACATGGTGATGTGGGAAGACAAGAACGGCACTGTACAAATGCTTAGTCCCGGCAAGGCATTCATTGCCGATCCCGCTGCGATGAAGGCAGCGCAGAGCGCAGAGCGTCAAGCCGGATTTGATCAGGCGCGTGCGGCGCAGGAAACCGTCATGACAAACCGGGAGCGATCCGGGGCTGGCCGTCGCAATGTTCTGAAGGCCATGAACGCCGAGACGGAGCGTCTGGCTAAGGACAAGGACAAGGACGAAGGGCCGAAAGCGAGCAGCGACAAGCAATCGAGCCTTTTGGATAGCTTGAGGACAACCCGCTGATTCTGAAACACACCGAAGACTATGCCGATGTTTCGGGCGGTCAGTATTACAAGCATCCCGGCAATGGAAACATCTACATGAAACAGGGTGATGGCAGCGACACCTTGATCAAGAAAAACAAGAAATAAAATGCCAATCGTTGATCTCGTCCAGCCCGATATCTACACGCCGCGCGATACCCCGAAGGGCTTCGCCGTCACGCCGGGCGAAGCTGATATGAACGGATCGGACGCACCTGATTATGGCACGCTTGCCGGTGCTGCGTTTCGGCAAGGCAATGAGATTGCGGCCCTTGCTGCCGCTGATAACGGTTCGACCTTTACGAAGGAAGACGGGTTTAACGCTTGGGACAAGATCAAGGGCACGAAATACGAAAAACATTGGGATAATTTTGCGGATATCCGCAACACACGCGACTTCGATCTTCGTACCCAGCGCATCGATCAGGAAGAAACCGACCGCAAAACGATTGAAGCCTCGCCCTGGTACAAGTCTGTTCCCCTAGAAATCGCCGCTGGCATTGCAAGCCCGACGACATTTCTGCCCGGTGGTGCGTTCTATCGCGGCGCAAAGGGTGGCTTTGCCATCGGCAAGACGGCTGCGAGTGTGGCGGGTGCTAGCGCTGCTGCGACAACTGCGCAAGAGGCTATGCTCTACGGCATTCAGGAAACCCGGACGATTGGGGAAAGCGCCATGAATGTCGGGGCGTCGGTTGTTCTTGGCGGATTGCTTGGGGCTGCTGGAGCGAAGCTGTTGAGCCAAGCCGAATGGAATGGCGCGGTCAAGGCAATCGACAACGAACTGGCTGGTGGCTCTGCTCCTATCGCCAGCGCAAAGCCTGTCTATGACGATGTATTTCGCCAGTTGCGCGAAGCTGGTATCCCTGACGATGAAGCCCGCGTGAATGCTGCTGTGTTTGCAGCTCGCTATGCGACACGGGCGGAACGGCTTGGTGAGGGCCAGTCTGCGTTCGATGCTTACAAGGCGGATGGGTTAGAGGTTCGCACTGGTGAGATTGCGACGGCTGAAGGCGTGGGGGTGTTTGCGCAAAAGCCTGCCGCTATCGAAACGCCAGAGTTTAAGAACTGGTTTGGCGAAAGCAAGGTTGTTGATGATAGCGGGGGTGGCACGTTCGATCCGAATAATCCACGATTTCTGTATCAAGACGCATCCGACCCCCGCGGCAAGATAACCGTATTCAAAGACAATTCCGCCGTCATCGACCTGTTCAAGAACAAAGACAAATCGACGT